TTTTAAAAAGGATTTAATATGTCAGGTAAGAAATATTTTTATGCAGTGGGTCAACGTGCAAGAGCAAAAGGTATGAGCAAAATTCAAGCTGAAGAATTCTATATTACCAGTGCACCACCCTACGCACGTATTGCATTTGATAGGGGTTTCAGGGGTATGGGAATTTGACATTAAATACAAAATATGTTATAATATGTCTATTAACAAGGAGAAACTATGAGCGAAGTACTTAATCCCAGTAAGAAAAAATCAAGTAAGTTTGATGACTTAGTAGGTCCTATGGATCCTAAGATTGATCACCAAGCACGTGAATTGCTCATAGGTGCTAGAATTGGTTTGTTGTTGAGACATAGTTTTTTCGGTAACTTAGCAACAAGGCTTAAACTTGTAAATGCTGATGAATGGTGTTCAACTGCCGCAACTGATGGCCGTACATTTTATTATAATAGTCGTTTCATTAAAATGTTGAAACCTAAAGAAGTTGAATTCTTAGTAGGTCATGAAGTGTTGCACGTAGTATATGATCACATTGGTCGTAGAAATACACGTGATCCTCAGATATGGAATATTGCTGATGACTATGCAGTTAACGCTGATTTGAAAAGACACAAAGTAGGTCAATTCATTACCACTGTACCTTGTTTGTATGAACAAAAATATGATGGTCTACCAGCTGAAGAAATCTATGATGACTTGATGAAGAATGTCAAGAAAATTAATATTGATGATTTGGTTGAGCAATTGTTAGATGATCATATGGATGGTGAAGAAGGTGAGAGCGATGGTGACGGTGAAAGTAAAAGTAAAAGACCTAAACTAAGTCCTGAAGAAAAAGAACGTATTCGCCAAGAAGTTAAACAAGCAATTATCAATGCCGCACAAAGTGCAGAGGCAGGCTCACTGCCGAAAGGTGTTGAACGTTTGATTAAGCAACACGTTAACCCTGTAATGCCTTGGCGTGAACTATTGCAAACTAATTTGACTAGTGCTATTCGCACAGATTACTCTTGGATGAGACCTAGTCGTAGAAGTTGGCACATGGATGCTATCATGCCCGGCATGACACCCGGTGAAGAAATTGATGTTACTATTGCAATTGACATGAGTGGCTCAATTAGTGATAAACAAGCACAACAATTCTTGGGTGAAATCTCAGGTATGATGAGTGCATTTGATGGCTACAAAGTGCATGTGTTCTGTTTTGACACTTCAATTTATAATCCAGCAGACTACACAAGTGAGAATATGGACACAATCGAAGAATATCAACCACAAGGTGGAGGTGGTACTGATTTTGATTGTATCTTTGATTACTTAAAGAAAGAGGCAATTGAGCCTAAACGTTTGATTGTTTTTACTGATGGCTATCCTTTTGGTAGTTGGGGTGATGCAAACTTCTGTGATACTACATGGATTATTCATGGTGACAAAGATCCCCATCCCCCTTTCGGTACATGGGCGATCTATGATGAGGTACAAGGGAGCTAAATCGTGCTAACATTTGTAATAGAATGTTTTGTAGGTTTAGTAGCGATAGTCATTGTCTTAAAGATAATGGCTATCTTTATTGATTCAAACATAGATGATGATAAAAAATATTGAGGAGATCATCATCTATGAATCACCTGATGGTGGCAAAACAGTATACTCACGTAAGGTAGGCTCAACAGAAAGAATGACAGTTATAGAAGATCCTGAAAAACCACACTATGATCGTTGGTACTTATGGAAACAAATTTTGTTAGAGTGTGAAACAAATACGGCATTAGCGGATATAGTAAAACAGGCAGAAATGGTATATCAAATAGTTAAGGATGAGGAATGTTAATTGGCACAAGTTTGCGCAGGTGTTTAAATTCTTTGATGAATAAAGAAGTTAAAGAAGAGGATGTTGTGTGCATTATTACATCCACTATGTCAGACGATTTTGACAAATACATTAAAATTGTAGAGGCATACTATATGATGGGTGATATATCAGTTGACTTTGATTGTGAAGAATTTTCACATGAAGATGTATTAAAAATGGCTGAGACTTTATACAAAAATGGCAAGATACATCAGCCTAGAAACTATAGTGGTAATCCATATGTACACCCTATTTTTAGAAATCAAATTTGGTTAGATATTGTACCTACAAATCAAAACTCTAATCCTATTGTAGCTGAGGCATATAGTAAGTATAAAATGTTGGATGCACTTACAAGATGATTGATATTAATCCTATAGCTTGGTTTGGTAATCGTGAGGTACTGCATTTACCACCTCACTTTATAAAAACAAGTGCAACTCTTACTGAAGAAAAACACATGTGGGTATTAAGTAAATTATCAGGTAGATATTGTATTAGCAATATTGCGTATGATGACTTGTCTCAATCGATATTTGCTTTCCCTGATATGAAAAATATTATATTTTTTGAAGACCCAAAAGAAGCAATGATATACGAATTGCGTTGGGGCGGAAGTTAATAATTTTTTTGGTAACCAACAATAGTATTAAATATATTGAGCTGTAAAAGCATAAGGAGAATTTTATGAGTTTTTTAAGACACGTTGGAAAAATAGGTGATCGCAAAGTAGCTATCGTCTTTAGAGAAGTGCCAAATGAATCACATATGTGTTTAGTTGTATATACCGAAACATTGAATGCACATATACACGATGCATTGATAAGATGTATTGAGAGTGATATTGGTCAAAATAGTGAGAATCTAGCTGATGCATTGAATCGCAGTTACACTAAGGATGGTAAAATTATTTTGCAAATTTTACATGCTGAAGGTTTGTTAAAGAAAACCCAAACAAGCCAAGTTACTGTAACACCAAGTCCTACTACTAAAATTAAGCTTGACGAATTGAACAAAATTTTAAATGAAATGCAACAAGGTGAGCAAGCAGTAAAAAGAATGGCTGAAATTAATAATACAGTCGGTGAGCAAGATGTAGATATTGCTAAACAGATTAGAAATAATACACCTACTCCTCCTGTATCTAATGCTCCTGCAGGTGTATTAGGTGATGATACATTGGCAAATAATTTGAAACAACAAGCAATAAAAATGGAATTAGAGGCTAAGGGTTTACTAGCAGAAAGTCAAAGACTTAGGGATCAGGCTAATGAAATGTTAGGTGTAGCTACACCTGCACCGTCTATATTACCAACTGCTAAAAAGCGTGGTCGCCCTGCAAAGGCAACAATTACAAATTAAACAAAAATAAATGTCTCCAGAATACCTAAGCAAATGGGAACACATACTTGAAGATGTAGAAAAAAGTAGAGTTCCTGTACAATTTATTAAAAAGATTGTGGTAAGAATGATTGGTAAAAAACAACATACCATCAATATACAATCTTTATTAAAACAAGGACTAGATCCTGAAGAAGTAGAAGAAGTAGTTAGTCGTAAACTTACTGAACTAGATCCTCTAATTACCAGTTTTGAGTTCATATTGAATGTTGAAAGCATTGCTGAAACGGTACAACCACAGACAGACAAGTTACTAAACAATTTATGAAACAATATTTAGATTTACTTCAGGATATTTTAGACAACGGGGAGATTAGAGATGATCGAACCGGAATAGGAACACTCTCTGTATTTGGAAGACAACTAAGATTTGATCTAAGAAAAGGCTTCCCAGCAGTCACAACAAAAAAGTTAGCATGGAAGGCCGTGGTAGGAGAATTGTTGTGGTTCATCGAGGGTTCAGGTGATGAGCGTAGGCTTGCAGAAATTACACATGGGTCAAAAGATGGTACAACTACAATTTGGACACCTAATGCATTAGCAAGTTACTGGAAACCTAAAGCAAAATTTGAGGGTGACTTGGGTCGTGTATATGGTGTACAATGGAGACATTGGCGTAGCCCTGTACTACACAAAGGCGAATATTATGTTGATGAATTTGGCAATCAATATAATCGTCAAGGTACCTTACATATCAATGAAGTTGACCAAATCAAAAACTTGATTGAAGGTATCAAAAAAGATCCTAATGGTCGTAGACATATTCTTAATGCATGGAATGCGGGTGAGTTAGATCAAATGGCACTGCCTCCCTGTCACGTTATGTGCCAATTCTATGTGAATAGTAATAAAGAGTTAAGCTGCCACATGTACCAACGAAGTCAGGATGTATATTTGGGGGCTCCGTTTAACTATGCAAGTTATGCATTGTTAACTCATATGATTGCCCAAGTGTGCAACTTAGGTGTAGGAGAATTAATTATTAGTACAGGTGATACGCATATCTATAAAAATCATCTAACTCAAGTAAAAGAGCAATTATCTAGAGATCCTTTACCATTGCCAAAACTTTGGTTGAATCCTGATATTATAGATATTGACAAATTCACAATAGATGATATTCGACTCGAAAACTACCAAAGTCATGGTGCTTTGCCTGCACCAATGGCGGTTTAATATTAAAAGGAATACTTCCTACAAAAAGTGTTTTTAAAAATCATTTGATTAAACAGGTAGATAAATGACAGAAGCTACAATCAAATACAAAGTCCATAGTATACTTATGGGCGATGTAGATGATCCGGACTTACTGGTAGCAGACCCTATCTATAAATGGCAACAAACAGATGCAGGGAAATGGGTTATGGAAAATTCTATCACAGAACCCATGTGGACAAGGAATCCGGGATATTGGGGTCATAATTATATTATATACGCATATTTTACATCCCAACAACTCATTTACTACAAATTAAAATTTGAATAAACCAATTGATTTTTATCTAAAGTGGATAGCTTTTGCTACTGGATTGTCATTAGTCGTATGCACTAGTTTTGATATTATACCCCTCAATAAGTTTTTAGGACTAATCACCGCAGTTCTTTGGATGATAATAGGATTCATGTGGGGTGAACCTAGCATGTACCTAGTAAACATTGTTTTCACGGTCATTTACGTAGTAGGAATCATCAAGTACTACATGTAATAATAGTGTAATATTATATTCCAATATATCTGTATTTTTATCATAAATAAAGATATGTGGATCTTACATTTTATACCTGATAGCTTAATACAACTTGCAATCCAGATCATTTTAGCATCTGGACTTATACTGACAGTTGTAACAACTGTTGGTAAACCATTGCTTAAATTTGCGTATCCTCCTGCTACACAGTTCCTAGGAATACTTCAATTCTTTTCAGTTTTGATACTAATACTAGGTGTTTTCTTTGAGGGTGGGTATGCTACTGAAATGGAATGGCGTCATAGAGTAGAAGAAGCACAGGCTAAAGTAGAGGCAGCGGAAGCAAAATCTAAAGAGGCAAGTGCACAAATCAATACAAAAGTAGTGACAAAAACTAAGGTTATACATGATCATGGACAGATCGTAAGACAATACATCGACCGTGAAGTTACAAAATATGACAGTCAATGTGTAATTCCTGATGTATTCATCAAAGCACATAACGATTCTGCAGAGGCTCCAAAATGAAAATAAAAGAATTGATTTATGAACAATATAGTGAAACTACACTATTAGACATTGTTAGCGACAAACTATACAGAGATACTGTTATGGCGCTAAATTCAGGAATTGATATTACCGGAATAGATCAACCTAAAGGTCGCGGCAGACCTAGAAGATGGATTGATGTTTCTTTTGAAAATCTTGCAAAACAAGGAAATATCAATCTACAAGACTATGATGCATTATCAATTAATCGTGCTAAGGGTAAGGCATTAGATAGAGTTATTTCATATTTTGCTAGGACTGGTCCTGAAGCGCAAGCTAAAAAAATGGACACTAGACAGCAAAACAAACTTATAAAAGCACAAGAAGCCAGAAGAAAAGAAGAAGAAGAGGCACGAAGAATTAAACAACAAGGTCAACAGTATTTTTCTGATCCTAAAAATAAAATTAGTACTGGCAGTGCTAGACCAACTACTAAACCAACATGGCAAATTGAATGATGAAAAAGCTATTAATAATTTCTTCAATACTATTAATGACTGCATGTTCTACTGTTGTACCAGTCACGATGAAATTCCCTGACAGCCCTGGACCTTTAACAATGCAAAGTTGCCCAAGTTTACAAAAACTAAATGATGGAGCAAAACTTAGCGATGTGTCTAAGACAATCAGCATCAACTATGAAACATACTATGAGTGTTCTGTTAAAGTTGACGGTTGGATAGAGTGGTATAATACTCAAAAAATCATATTTGAAAGTGTAAAATGAAAAAAGTTTTAATTGTCGCTTTATTAGCATTGTCCGGATGTAGCACAGTTAATAACTTGGTTGATGCATATCTAATGAAATATGATCCGGTTGAGTATAAGTTGATAGTAGACATTAGAACTATATCAATGTTGGCAAAAGACAAGTGTGATGATGTTGAATCTAGCAAAAAGACTGCTAATCGATTAGGTGCATTGTCATTGGAATTGATGCACTTTGCTGAATTTCAACCACACAATAAACCAGTCAAAGAAAGTAGTGTAGACTTGAACAACATTGTTCAAGGATTAAAAACACAATACAATTCAGATAAACCAGTTAGCCCAGTATTCTGTAAAATTAAATTTAAATCAATTGAGGATACTGCTACAAAGATACAACAGATGGAAGGAAGTAAACCAAAATGAGTACAATAGATCAATATCAAAATGATTTAGCTAGTGTTGATAGCAGAAATCCAGATGTTACAGAAGCTGCCGCCCAAGCACATCAATATACAGAAATGTGCAAAGCAGGACAGATTAGTAGAGAAGAATATATCCAATTGATTAAAGATATTCAAAGTCAGTTAAATGTTAATGAACACTTAGTTGAGCAACAAAATTTAGTGATAATGAATACTGCAATTAATGGATTAATACAAATAGCCAGTTTAGCATAATAAAAATAATAAGGAGATAAAAATGGCATTATTCGATTCAGTATTGAATTTATTAACAAAACAACCTAAAGATCCAAACGCGGTTAAACCACCAGTTGGATCACGTAGTGAGCGTGAAGCTAAGTTAAAAGACAAAGCTGGTATGGTTATTAGTGTATTTGCACTAATACTTGCAGTTAACAGTTGGTATGGTGGTAAATTATCTAGTATCACATTGAATAACACTATTGCAGCTAATGATGTTTGGAGCTTTTACGAAGCAAAGAGTATTAAACAAACTCTAGCAGAACAGTCATTAGATGATGCTATCTATCGCAAAGATACTAAAAAAATAGAACAACTAGAAGCCAAGATTGCACGATATGAAAGCGATCCAAAGACCGGCGAAGGTAAGAAAGAATTAATGGCTAAGGCTAAGAAATTAGAAGCCGAGCGTGATTATGCTAAAAAGCAAAGCCCATGGATTGGATTTGCTAGCACACTATATCAATTGAGTATTGTTGTTCTTTCAGCAAGTATTTTGGCAGTTAGTATGGAAATGTTCTGGGGCAGTTTTTTTGTCGCAGGATTAGGACTATTATTATCAGCACAAGGTGTGTTCCTCTGGTTCTAAGGAGCCAGACTTGTGGATCCGTTAACCCTCTTTGCCCTTGCCAACGGGGCAGTTCAGGCAGTCAAAAAAGGCTGCCAGCTTTATAAAGATATCAAGAGTGCCAGTGGGGACATCAAAGGTGTCCTCAAAGACCTTGATGAGCAGTTCCACAACAACCACCCACCCGATAAACCCGCTACAGTTACACAACGTAACGCTTATGTAGAAGAAAAAAATCGTGTAATTGAATTAAACAAAAAACAGGGTGAAACTACAGGTATATATCAAGAATTAACTACATATCTTGGTGATTATTTTGATAACATGTATAAGTGTATTGCAGTTCTTGAAGAAGAAGAACGCAAGGATCGTGAAGAAATATATGAAGGTGACGCTAGTTTAGGTAAACGTGCATTACAACGTGTGGTTATGAAAAAGCAACTTGAACAAATGACAGTAGAGTTGCGTGAAATGATGATTTATCAAAGTCCACCCGAATTAGGTGCTCTTTGGACTGATGTCAGTGAAATGATGAAAGTCATGGGAGATCAGCAAAAAGTACTTATTGCTAGGCAAATGCAAAAAGAAGCAAGAATTGCAGCCAGAAGAAGAGCTAAAATGAAAATGTACATGGCAGATTTAAGTTATGGATTATTTGCTTTTGCAATAGTCATTGCAATGGTATTATTAATGGCTTGGGTAACACATGATAGAAAACAAAGATGGCCTGAACTAGAACCTGCTGCAGTGGCTGCAAGAAATGAAGAACGTAAGAAACTTAGATTATTAGAACTACAAGATTTTGTTGAAAAACAAAGAATAGAAGATGAGTATTTCAATAAACATCAAAAAGAGTTAACAGATAATGCACGTAACATTAGTGCGAAAAGTGTAGATAAAGAAGAATCACAACCATAGCAACTAACCAAAGACTAAAGCAAATAGCGACCAAACCCCCAAAAAATACTTTAGGAGGTAGGTCGCATAACCAATCTAAAAATGTATATTCGCTGCTCATCTAAATATTTAGAAGTGAGCAGCTCCTAGTTAAAGTAGAATATATCTACTTAAGTAATACTATAATTAATCGTCACTTGCATTAGCACCGCATTTAGCACGTTTTGCATTGGTTAATTTACCAAAATCAACAGGCCATTCTTTACCGGGTTGTAATTCAGTTGTATTAGCAGGGAAAGCATACTTAACACCGGCTTGTTGTTCAATCTGTGCGATTGGCATACGGAACTTAGTCAAGTCATTACCCAGGTTAGGATAGGGAGCAACGTGAGGGAACATCCAACCAGCAGCTTGTCCTGTTTGATTATTGATAACAATCTTGTAGAAAGCATGTGGAACTACAACACCTTTACCAATTGTCTTGTCTTGTGCATTGTAAACACCACCTGAAACGATCCAGTAACTTTGATTACCTTGAACAACCCAACCACGTACTGAAGTCTCTAATAGTTTCCAGATACCACGATTTAGTGAACCTGCTTGTGGACTCATATTGGTCATCAAGAATGATTCATACTCAACTTGCGGATCCCAAGACAAATCACCATCTGGTGCCATATGTCCTTTGTCGTAACCTGTACCAGCATAGTCAGCTGGAGTAGCACCGTTTTGAACAAATTGATTTGCAGCAAAAGCGTTAGTACGTGCAACACATCCTAATGCATTTTGTGGTAGTAATTCGTACATAACGAACTCTGGTAGTTTAGCAGCCGCATCATATCCAACTAGATATGCTTGTTGGCATAAAGGTTGAATTGGTTTCTGTGACTGCGGGAATCCGTAGGGTGCATGTGCTTTGCACTGGTCTACTGGAAATGGTGCTCGTTGTGTCCAAGCAAAACTGAATGATGCACTCAAAAGTAGCAACATTCCTAACATAATTTTACGCATAATAACTCCTTAAATAGTCATATATTTATAACCAAAATACTGACAGTATAAAAATTGTATTCAGATAAATATATCATTAACGGAATAAAACATGGCTCTAACATTAGAAAATATTAACATTGGTACACTTGCTAATGATGGTACAGGAGACCCACTAAGAGTTGCCTTTACTAAAATTAATAATGCATTTGCAATACTCAACCAAGCAGGTTCCGGTGGACCACCCGGTTCATTGCAATATACTAGTGGAAATTTTACAACAGGCTCATCAAGTTTAGTATTTGATCCAGCTAGTAATCAATTAAATTTAAATGCTAATCTTATACCAATAACTTATGCAGATGTTAATATTGGTAATGCTAATAATACAATCAACGGGATGTACCTATCAAGTACAGCATTGCATGTAGGTAATATTCATTTTGTAGAATCTGGAAACACAATTAGTTTTCCAGTAACCGGTAATTCAGTGGCAAAGGCTAGTTTAGCTGGATTGAATAATATATCATTGTTGAATAACTTGAATGTTGGTAACAGTAGTGCATTATGTGCTACTGCAATAACACTTGATAATTCAGTAAATCAACTTATATACAGTACTGATCCAACTACATTTACATCAATGACTGCTAAAGTTACATCTACTGATGCTATAACAGGCTATACACAAACAGTTACTTTAAGTATTGCTAAAAAACAAGATAATTCACAAGCAGATTTTTCTGCACATAGCACTATCTTTTCCGGTACACCTTTGACTAGATATAATGTTGATATTAATAGTAGTACAGGAGCTCCAATATTAAGAATATTAGTAAATCCTATTGTCAATGAAATATTAAATCATATCATTGAAGTGACTACATACAATTAAGGTAACAAATGAGAGCAAGTGAATTTATAACAGAGAATGGACCACCAAGAGGAAAGATACATAAAGACCATGCTAGCGTGGTTCAAGGATCATCCATTGCACGTGATGTGGGTGGATATGATCGTGTATATCATATGAATCGTATTTGGATGGCTACTGCTATGGCAGACGGTAAATCAACTAAAAAAGTTGATATGGATCCTGCATCTTGGTCTGAAAAGTTTAACTCAGCACATCCTTATACCAAAGAAGAACACAATATGCTTCAAGCAGCATATAATACAATACCATCTGAGCATCATGAAGTGACACCGTGGAGTAAAAGTGTAGAACCTGATGGTATACATAAAACTAGCCCAATATTAGGTTTTGCTGGTTACGAAAAGAAGTCTAAAAAATCTAAGAAAAAATAATCATAGCATATTTCCTGCATAAGTAATAGAAACTTATATAGGAAACATATGCAAAGCATGATTGATATTAACAAAACTCTGGACTTAATTAAACTCAAATTCTACAATGAGTGGTTATATACTGCACATATATACGATGAGGGTGAAAGTCAGTTTCACAAAACAATTACTAGTCAAGTCGTAACACAATATATTGATCCACTTAATTTAGCAAAAGATTCACTTATTTTAGATTTAGGATGTGGGCCCGGTTATTTCTTGGATGAAATGAAAGAGCGTGGTTATACAAATTTAGTTGGAGTAACATTAAGCCCAGAAGACATTAAATTATGTGAAACTAAGGGACATACAATTAAATCGTATGATATGAGCTTTCTACCACAAAGTGAAGGTTACTATGATGAAAGTGTTGACTTTTTATTCTTGCGTCATGCATTAGAGCATAGTCCATATCCAATCTTTACGCTAATGGAATATAATCGTGTATTAAAACAGGGTGGTAAATTATATATTGAAGTTCCTGCCCCAGATTGCGAAAGACAACATGAATTCAATTTGAATCATTATAGTATATTGGGTAGTACTCAATTGGCTGCATTATTACAACGTACTGGATTTGATATTGATGCATTTAATACAATTAGTTTTGACTTGACTGTCGGTGAAAATGAAGACGGTACATCAAAAGAAGTCAAAGAATCATACTATGCTATTTTAGTAACTAAAGCTAGACCCTTAGATATTAAATAATTGGTAAATTTCAGCTAAATACATCATGTCCTTTGATGTATGGAAACAAAGTAAAATACAGAACGGATTTGAGAAACTCAAGTCCGTTCCTGCACAGGCACAAAATATAGACACAACACTTGATGATTTAAGAAAATTAAGTGGTATAACTCAACAGGTTATAGGTGAAGAAAGTAATATTAGTATCACTGGTAATGAAAAAGGTGAATTAATGAAAAAGAATAATATCAGACCAGGGACCCCTGAGTGGTTCAAACTTTGGTTTAGCAGATCTTATCTAACAGGCGAAAAGCCAATAGGAAAATAAATGTCAGGTGGTGCAGTAATAACAGGTGGTGTATTAATTTCAGGCGGTGCGATTATATCTGACCACATACCGCAAACATATTACATTATTACAGACGATGGATATTTCATTGTAACTGATAGTAATGATAATATTGTAACAGAATTAGAGGAATAATATGGCAAATAAGAAATTAACAGACATATCAGCATTATCACCGATGACCAGTGGTACTGTGTTTTTAGTAGATGATAGTGGTACAACACAGACAGTAACTGGTAGTGTTATCAAAAGCTACATTACTAGTAGTGATATGGTAGTAAGTGGTAATATAACATCTGCTGGTAGTTTAATTCCAGCAACAAGTAATACATATACATTAGGCACACCAACATTTAAATGGGCTGACATGTATATTGGTCCCAATTCAATACACATACAAGATACTGCTAATAGTGCTAATACAGGTATTTTAACTGTAACGAACGGGATACTTCAAATTAATGGAGTAGCAGGATTACAAGCAAACTTAATATCAGGTAACACATCATTAACATTAGACAGTAATGCTAATGTTACTATAACTGTAGCTGGCTCAGACAATAGTTGGACATTTGATGACACGAATAAATTAACTACGCCCGGAAATGTATTAGTACAGGACAGCAATCAGAATGATATCATTGAATTAAGAACTGATGGCAATATCGCATTTAATGGTAGTTCTACACTATCGGTAAATGGCGGATTCTTTGTGAGTTCAGTTGGGTCAACTGACGGCCAAGGCAATATAGTAACTTACGACAGCGGTGAGTTTAAGTACGGACCTCAACTAAAAGATTATGCAGGTAACATTGGTGCTAACAACATAACTATCACTGGCTTATTGAAAGCACCGCAAACAACCAAAGCATCTAACGCTACAGGCACACCTGGTCAAATCTGTTGGGATTCAAATTACATCTATGTATGTACTGCTACAAATACCTGGAAGCGTAGTCCATTAACAGGTGGATATTAAATAACTTTTTGGTGCATTGCCCATATAAATACTAACTATGAATAAGCCAGTAAGTAACGCACCATCGTTAGTAAAGAATCCGTATACAAAAACAAACTAAATACATTATGGCATCAAACGGAATATCAACACTATCAACAAAGCAATTGAAACAAGTTGCTAAACTAAACTTGGCTATGCAAGATAGACAAAGAGTAGGGAACATACGCAGTGCATACGATATCACAGAATT